AGCGCGGTTTACGACCACTTCGGTGGGCGGCAAGCGCGGCGTCCAGACCATCGCCGCTGCGCTGGCCGAGCAGGTCGAGAAGGATCAGACCAAGCCCGTGCCGGTGGTCATGCTCAAGCGGGATCACTACCAGCACAAGTCCTACGGCAAAATCTACACGCCAATCTTTGAGGTTGTCGAGTGGATTAGCATGGAAGGTGAGCCAGAGGTTGAGGCTCCGGCTCCTGCCGGGCGCCGTCGTCGCTTAGCGGCAGCGTAAGCCGTTTTCTGATGCCCATTCGTAAGAGTGGGCATTGGAAAATGATCTGGCTTGATTTTGAAACCCGCTCCACCTGTGACCTAAAGTCGGCAGGCGTCTACAACTACGCGCAAGACCTCACGACCGAGGTGCTGTGCATGAGTTACGCCGTCGATGATGGTGAGGTGCAGACGTGGACGACAGGCCCACTACCTGACTTCACCGGCCACCGCATCATGGCGCACAACGCTGCCTTTGAGCGTTTGATTTTATGGTACGTCTTGCAGGTCAACATCCCGCTGGAGCAGTTCTACTGCACCGCCGCGCAGGCCCGTGCCAACTGTGCGCCAGGGTCGCTGGAGGACGTGGGCCGGTTCATGGGCGCCAGCATGAAGAAGGATCACAGAGGCGCTGCCTTGATCCGCAAGATGTGCGTCCCACCTTTCCAAGAGTCGGCTGAGTTGACTGCTGAGATGATCCAGTATTGTGAGCAGGACGTTCGGGCCATGAGGGCCATCAGTCAGGCTATGCGGCCACTGTCCGACGAGGAACTGGCCGACTATCACGTCAACGAGCGCATCAACGACCGGGGCGTCTTGGTCGATGTGCCGCTGTGCCGCGCAGCGGTGTCCTACGCCGCCACTGAGGCCACTGAGATTGCCGAGATTGTTAAGGAAGTGTCCAATGGTGAGTTGACCTCTGTACGGTCGCCTAAGATGCGCCAGTGGGTCTGGGACAGAGTCGGCCCCGAGGCCCGAGCGTTGATGCAGAAGGACGACAAGGTGAGCATCGACAAGACCGTGAGAGCCAACCTGCTTAACTGTGAAGGAGTACCGCCAGATGTCCAAGAAATCATCCAGTGCGCCGATGACCTCTGGGCGTCGTCGGTCGCCAAATTCGCCCGACTCGCCCAACTCGCCGACGTTGAGGACAGCCGAGTCCGAGGCGCCTTCGTCTTTGCCGGAGGGTCAGCTACAGGTCGTGCAAGTAGCTACGGGGCGCAGGTACACAATTTCACACGCAAATGCGCGAAAAGTCCTGATGATGTTAGGGCTGCAATGTGCCGGGGTCACGCCATCGTCCCCAAGTTCGGCCAGCGAGTTACCGATGTCCTCCGGGGGATGTTACGGCCTGCACTGATACCAGCCAAGGGTAAACACTTAGTTGTTGCGGATTGGTCATCCATTGAGGCTAGGGTTAACCCTTGGTTGTCTGGTACAGGTCAGGCCAAGCTAGACGTGTTTGAGTCGGGCCTCGACCCCTACATCGTCAATGCCGCCGGTACTTTCCAGCGCACCTACGACGACATCAAGGCCGAGTACGACCGCGACGGCGAGTCGGCCCAGCGCCAGATCGGCAAGGTGCAGGAGTTGGCCTGCGGGTTCGCTGGCGGCGTGGGCGCGTTTGCGTCGATGGCGCGCATCTACAGTGTGCGCCTGTCCGAGGCCGACTCCAAGCGCATGGTGGACGCATGGCGCCGCAACAATCAGTGGGCCGTCAACTTCTGGCAGGCGCTCGAGCAGCAGTACACCAGGGCGATGCGGAATAAGAATCAGGAGTTCACCGCCGGGCGGGTTACCTACCTGTTCGACGGCCTGCATCTCTGGTATTCTTTGCCCTCGGGCCGGGTGCTGTGCTACCCGTTTGCCCGGTTAGAGGAGGACGGCATCAGCTACGCCAAGGCAGCTTGGAAGCCTGCCCAGGATGCCAAGGAGTGGCCCCGCGCCCGGCTGTGGCGCGGTCTGGCTTGCGAGAACGTCACCCAGGCAGTTGCCAATGACCTGCTGCGCTACGCGCTGCGACAGTTAGATGGTGTGGTGCTGCACGTTCACGACGAGATCGTCGTCGAGGGTGGCAGTGAGGATGAAGTGCGTAGGGTGATGACTACGCCGCCAGCTTGGGCCACTGGCCTGCCGCTGGCCTGTGGAATCAAGACGATGCCGCGTTACGGCAAATAAAAACGCCGCCCGGTCAGGGGCGGCGCAAAGGAGGCAACGTGCAATTTTTAGAGTTTATCACGGCTCTCGCGCCCGTGGGCGAGACAATGCTGTTTGTGCGCCAGAAACCACAGATGCGTGGGGGCGAGATGCAGTTCCACGCCGACGGGGCCGTCAAGGCCACTTGGCCGTCGTACCTGCCGTTCCACGGCGTTCGTGCTGGCGAGGCTTGGTACGGCAACACTGCCTCCTTTATCCTCGACCGCTTCGAGGATGGCCGGGTGTCGGCCAGCGCGGCCAACTGCGAGTACTGCGCCGTGATGGTGCTGGACGACATTGGCTCTAAGAGCAAGACCCCGCCGCTGCCGCCGACGTGGATCATGGAAACCTCGGCAGGCAATTACCAGTACGGCTACGTCTTCAGCGAACAGCCGCCCAAGGGCGAGTTCGCCGCCGCCATCAAGGCCATCGCCGCTGCGGGTTACACCGACCCCGGCGCCTGCAACCCCGTTCGCAACTTCCGACTGCCGGGGTCGGTCAACCTCAAGCCGGACAAAGGCCGCTTTGCTTCTGCTTTGGTTGAGTTCCACCCCGAGCGCGAGTTCCTGCTGGCCGACATCTGCGCCGCCCTTGAGGTCGTGCCCGGCCCTACCGAGTCGGGCGGCATCCGACCGATTCGCATGGCCGACGATGGCGCCGATGACGTGCTGGTCTGGCTGTCGGGCCAGGGGCTGCTGCTCTCGCGCCCCAACGCCGAGGGCTGGGCCGGGGTCATCTGCCCCAACAACGCCGAGCATACCGACGGCAACCCAGAGGGCCGCTATATGCCCCTCAATCGGGCCTACTGCTGTATGCACGGCCATTGTGTCGATCTGGACAGCAACACCTTTCTAGCGTGGGTCGCCGACAATGGTGGCCCCCGTCACGCCCCCGGCCTGCGCGACGACTTGATGGCCGCTCACCTAGAGTTGGCCCTTGCCAAAATCAAGCCCAGCCCCGAGTTCCCCGACGCCGCCGCCGAGGTCATCGCCGAGGTCGAGCGCAAGGAGTTAGGCCGGGTCGAGAAGTCCGGTTGGTATTCCCGCTTTGCATACCTCCAAGACGACGAGGCGTTCTTCGATATGCAGGACAGGCGCGAGTTGTCGCGCAACACCTTCAACGCCCTTTTCAGACACATCAAGTGCATCTCTATTCACTCCACTGGCAAGTCAGCCCGGCGGGTCGAGGCGTCGGTCTGCTACGACGAGAACCGCCAAGCGGCTGGCGCCCGGGCCTTGGTCGGCATCACCTACGCCGCTGGCGAGTCCGTGCTGGTCAGCAAGGACGGCCTTGTGTACGGCAACCGCTGGCGCAACTCGCGCCCGACGCCTGTCGCTTGTGACGTGAGTCGTTGGCTGCGTCACACTGAACGGATGCTGCCGGTCGAGTTTGAGCGTGAGCATATTTTGAACGTGATGGCCCATAAAATTCAATATCCAGGCCATAAGATCAACCATGCCGTTTTGTTGGGCGGCAAGCCAGGGTCTGGCAAGGATACCCTCTTCGCCCCGTTTTTTTGGGCCGTTGGAGGCCCGGCCAAGCTGAATTGTTCGGTCGTAAAAAACGAGGATTTGACTTCGCAGTGGGGCTACGGCCTTGAGTGTGAGGTCATGGAGATCGCCGAGTTACGTCAGGCCGAGGCCAGAGACCGCCGGGCGCTGGAGAATCATTTAAAGCCTATCATCGCCGCCCCGCCCGAGTATCTGCCGATTAACCGCAAGGGTCTACACCCGTACTATGCTCTCAACCGAGTGCTAGTGGTCGCGTTTAGTAACGAGCGTGTGGCGATATCGTTGCCCAGCGACGATCGCCGATGGTTCGTGGCGTGGGCCGAGGCCGGGCGCCTGCCGGAGAGCGAGGCCGTCGCCTTGTGGAATTGGTATCACCACAGGGGCGGTTTCGCTGGCGTGGCGGCGTGGCTGATGGCCCGTGATGTGTCTGCTTTCAACCCGTCGGCCCCGCCGCCTATGACCGAGGCCAAGGCTATTCTGGTCGAGGCTGGCATGAGTACCGCTGAGTCGGTGCTGGTCGAGATGCTCCGCGACCGCCGGGGGCCGTTCGCCCAGGGCGTGATCGGCTCGCCGTTTCACACTGTCTGCGACCGGGTGCAGGGGTCGGGCGCAGCGCCGCCCGGCATTAAGATCGTCCAGGGCGCCCTCTTCCACGCCCTGCGCGAGGCCGGTTGGATTGATATGGGGTTAGTACACTCGCGAGAGTACAACGCCAAGAAACACGTCTTCGTGGCGCCTGAGTTGGTCAATATGACCCGGTCAGAGATGCGCCGGGCCGTGGCGTGAAAAAGGCCCCTCGCGGGGCCTATAGGTTTAAGAGTACTGCTATCAGCGCGGCCAGCAGCGCCGCCGCTAAGAGCATGGGCGCCCCCAGGCGTCGGCCAGGGCCGTAAAGGTGACGCCCGGCCCGGCTGGCTGGCCGAACAGGCCCGGCCCCCGCCGTACGCGCCCCCAGGCGTCGAGCCGGTTGAGGTTGACTAGGTCGCCGCGCTTGACCGCGCCGTAAACCTGATCCCGAGTCCAGCCGTCGGCCAGCAGTTCCCGCATGGTCTTGGGGTCGGTCAGGCGCATAGTCCCTCCGCATAGGCCAGGGCGTCGGCCTCGTCGGTGTAGTACCGCGCCGGGCCTACTGTCTGGCCGCTATCGTCGTCGCGCAGCAGGACGCGCCAGCGCCCGTCGGGGGTCTGGGTGACCTCCGACGTAATCATAAATTCGACGTTAAAGAATTCAGTTCGCATCGCAGACCTCCATGCTATCCTCGCCCATTGGCACGGTCAGCCGGTCGCTGAGTCCCTCGTAAAACCCGGCCAGGTTAGCGTCACCATATGGCGCAGCCAGGTTTTTAAAGTTGCGCCGAGTACTGTTGAGCGCGTAGTACTCTTGCACGTACGCCGCCGTGCTGACGTTGCCGTCGGTCGGGTATAGGCGCCGGTCGCCGCCCTTTGATTTGACCGGCTTGTGCTTGCCGGTGAGTTTGAGAATGTCACTTAGAAACGTGTGCCGGTCGTCGCGCACGACATACCGGGCGCGGTTGAGGGTAATGGTTTTCATTGTGTGTTCTCCAAAAAATACTCGGGGTGACGGCCAGTGATTTTGATATGTTCCTGCTGCCAAGCGCGGTCGATAAATTCTAGAACTGCTTTGGCGCGCGCCGATTTGTAGATGTACCGTTTCTGATCGTGCCAGATATCGACAGTCCCGCGCTGGTGCGCGTCGGTGTAACCGGGCGCGCCCGCCCGGTAGGTGATAATGTGTCTCATGCTTCCTCCACCGAGAAATATTGAGCAATAGTGTCAGCGTCAATGCCCGAGTCCTCGCACCACGCCAGGGCTTCGGTCGGGGTCATGGCCTGTATGCCGTGGCCGCCGGACATACCGTTGCTGCCGCATGGCCGCGACCACCGGCTGTAGGCGCCGCCCGTGCCCTGCACGAAAAAGGCGCCTTTGGGGGTGCGGTACAGGTCGGTGTCCTCAAAATGAAAATCACCAAAATTCGCGTACTGGTGATTACCGATCCACACGGCCGTGTCGGTGTTGTAAATTTTGCCGTTGATGATGCGTTTCATAAAATGTACTCCAGGTTATTGGCATGAGTGCCCGTCAGGCGCCGCCCGGGCGCCTGACAGTCCATCACGCGACTAGCACGTCAAAATAGGCCAGCATCGCGGCCAGTAGCGCGGCCAGCATGAGCAGCGCCAGCCCGGCCACGGCCAGCCGGGCCGTCATGCCGTCGCCCCGTGCCGTTCGGCGATATCGCCCCAGCAGCCGATCCGATATGACGAGCCGTAGCGCACCAGCGTCGGCGTGTAAGTGTCGCCAGCGTTGAGGTACAGGCACTCGCCGCGCCGAGTAGTGAACCCCTCGACGCCGTGAAACCCGCCGAGCGCGTTTAAACACTCCATGCGGATATCTTGCGTTGTTGGCGGGTGATAACACTCGGCCAGCCGCGCAGCGCCTACGGGCGTTCGCAGTAGCTGGTCGCGTGACATTTTCAACAGTGTTTTGGCCTGGGCGGCGTCGGCGCCAAATAGCTGGCGCAGTGCGCGGGTTGATGGTGAGCGTAAAGGCATGATAATCCCCTTAAAAACTTGAAGCGTAGACAATCAGACCAGCAGACGTGAGGCCGACCACTGAGGTGCGATCCTCAAGGTATTGCACGGCGACCGGGATAGCATCCTCTTTTTCGTCGTCGTTCAATTCGACGCCGTGGCTCTCAAGTATCTCTACTGGCGTCGATTCGGCATAGTCGCAACATAGGCCGATAACGTCGAGTTCGTAGTCGGGATGCACGTCTTCCAAATAGTCGAACAGCAGGCCAAGCGCCTCGTAGCTGAATTGGTCTTGACGCCCGGCGGCGCGGAAGGCGTCGCGGAACTGGCTGGCGTGGTTGATAGTCTGTTTCATATTGTGTACTCTATTGAATGATGCGGATCGCATCGCATAGCGGCCAGCGCGGCCGCTATACGCTGAGATCAGTAGCCGAACATGAAGGCAGGCAGGGACTGCTTGCGGATCAGGCTTTTGCGGGTTGCAGGATGCATTGTGGCAACCCGCTCCCATTGTTGAGCGGCTTCGGCCGCCACGTCAGCATCTAGCATGGCGGCTTGCGTCAAACTATCATTGCCGCCAAAGGTAACAACGTACAAGGCAACAGTTGCTTGGGCAACAGTTGCTGCGTGACGTGCTGTTGCGGCTTTGTTGAGTGCTTCGGATTTTGTCATTTGGTGTGCCTTTACTGTAGTGGACTAAGAGAATTCGACCCTCTCACTATATAAGCATAAGAGAATCGTGCCAGCACTTGGGCGCGTGCGCTAAGTGCTTGATACGTAACACTATTTACTACGTAGGTGTTTACCCTTAGTGCTTTGTGGGTGATGTGGGCGATTGTGTGGGTGATGGCGCAGGTGTGATCTTGCCCTCTGAAAAACCCCTCTTGTGTGTCATGTGTGTCATATATTTGTATAGGTCTATGAAAATATATATACTGTATATAATAACAGTATGAATAGTGTATGACTTCCACGTTTGCGGCGCGACTTCAAATCGAAAATGATGGCACACATGACCCACATCACCCACACGCATGGAAGTGTGTGCCATGTGTGCCATACAGCCATGATGACACACATGGCACACGCTGCCGTGTGCTGGCTGGCCGTGCTGGCCGTGTGCTGGCTGGCTGGCTAGCCGTGTGCTGGCTGGCTGGCTAGCCGTGTGCTGGCTGGCTAGCCGTGTGCTGGCTGGCCGTGTGCTGGCACACACGACACACGGCGTAGTTAGCGCCCACTACCCTGGCTAGTTAGTTAGTGCTTACAAACCTGGGGGTGGGGGTGGCAGGGCCGAGCGGTTAGGGCCACAGCTACGGAGCGTCAGCGAACAATTTTTTTGCTGTTAATTTTTATTTTTATGGTATAAAACGGAACATGATGTCACTGCCTTTATCTATTAGGACGCTCAAGGCGACTGAGTCGCGCTTGCAATCGGTGTACGAAGCAGCCCGGTTAGGCTTGCATGGCGAGACACTGGCGCTTGCAGCCGGTATGCTGCCGCAAGAGTACCTGACGCTGTGCAACTTTGACCCGGTTGTCGGCATGGCTGCGCTCAAGGGCAAAGCCGACGGCGAACGCGAGATGGCCGAAATACTGCACAACGCAGCGCGCAACGGGGACGCCAAAGCCGCGCTAGAGATACTGAAGCATCAACACGGCTGGGTTGCCAAGCAGGCTATATCGGTCGAAGTCAACCAGCGCATCTCCATCACCCAGGCACTAGAACAAGCAGAGATGCGCGTTATAAATGCAATCGACTATCTACCAACCTGAAGACGAGCAGGAACTCATGGCAAGGCTATGGGTTCCATCGCTCAAAGATAACCCACTGGCGTTTGTTCTGTATTTGTTTCCCTGGGGTCAGAAAGGTACGCCGCTGGAGCATTTCTCTGGCCCAAGAAAGTGGCAGCGGGATGTGTTGAATGATATTGCTACGCATATTAAGAATAATAAGGGTATGGTGGACTTTGCCGTACTCCAAGAAGCAGTATCAAGCGGTCGGGGTATTGGTAAGTCGGCGTTAGTATCTTGGCTGACTATATGGATGTTGTCCACTAGGATTGGCTCAACAACCATCATATCGGCGAACAGTGAGAACCAGCTACGCTCAATTACCTGGGCTGAGATTACCAAGTGGTTGGCAATGTCTATTAACAGTCACTGGTTTGAAGTCTCAGCTACGCGAGTGACGCCTGCAAAGTGGTTGACTGAGTTGGTGGAACGGGATTTGAAGAAGGGAACCCGGTATTGGGGCGTAGAGGGTCGGCTTTGGAGTGCAGAGAACCCTGATGCTTATGCTGGCGTACACAATTTTGATGGTGTGCTGGTGATTTTTGATGAGGCCAGTGGTATTGATGATTCGATCTGGGCGGTGACGGGTGGATTCTTCACAGAAAACACGCCGAATCGCTTTTGGTTGGCGTTTAGCAACCCACGGCGCAACACGGGGTATTTTTATGAGACTTTTCACTCAAAGCGGGACTTTTGGGTGACTAAGGTGGTGGATGCAAGGACGGTGGAGGGTACGGACAAACAAGTTTATGAGCGGATTATTCAAGAATACGGGCCGGACAGTGCCCAGGCGCACGTTGAGGTGTATGGTGAGTTTCCGAGTGCGGGGGATGACCAGTTTATTCCATCAAATACGGTCGATGAGGCCATGAAAAGGCCAAAGTACAAGGACAATTCAGCGCCAATCATCATTGGTGTAGACCCGGCGCGGTTTGGGGCTGATGCTACGGTGATTGCGGTGCGGCAGGGGCGGGATATTGTGGCGATTAAAAAGTACCGGGGTGATGATACGATGACGGTGGTGGGGCATATCATTGAGGCGATGGAGGAATACAAGCCTGCAATGGTGGTGATTGATGAAGGTGGGTTGGGGGCGGGGATTGTGGATAGGCTCAAGGAGCAGCGGTACAAGATAAAAGGTGTAAACTTTGGGAATAAGGCCAAAAACCCGATCATGTACGGTAATATGAGGGCGCAGATGTGGGGTGACATGAAGGACTGGCTCAAATCTGCTAGTATTCCGCAGGATAGGTTTTTAAAGACTGACCTTATTAGCCCCCTAATGAAGCCTGACTCACGGGGTACGATCTTCTTGGAGAGCAAGAAAGAGATGAAAGCACGGGGTTTAGCTAGTCCAGACGCTGCGGATGCGATATGCGTGACGTTTGCTTTCCCTGTGGCGCATCGGGAGTATCGAGAGCCAACGCCTCGCAGGTACTCGGATCACTCGGCGGTGTCTACAGGTTGGATGGGATCATGAAAAAAGGTGTATCTTTATCAGTTGGGCGTGGCGAGAAGCTGCCAACGTCCAAGGGCGCTGGTTTGACTGCCAAGGGCCGTGCTGTATACAATGCAGCCACTGGCTCTAATTTGAAGGCTCCTGCCCCAAACCCCAAGACCAAGGCAGACCAGGGCAGGAAAGACTCGTTTTGTGCAAGAATGGGCGCAGTAGCTGCCAACGCCAAAGATGGCGAACGCGCTAAAGCAGCCCTTAAACGATGGAAGTGCTAATATGAAGACATCAAAACCCGGCCTCTATGCCAACATTAATGCCAAGCAAGCCCGCATTAAGGCTGGCTCTGGCGAGAAAATGAACAAAGTCGGCAGCAAGGCAGCGCCTAGCAAGCAAGACTTTGTAAATTCGGCTAAGACGGCGAAGAAGAAGTAATGCCACTCAAAAAGTCACCTACGCCTGCGGCGTTCAAGGCCAATATCAGGGCCGAGGTCAAGGCAGGCAAGCCTGTCAAACAGGCCGTGGCAATTGCTTACTCTGTTAAGAAGAAAGCAAAGTAATGGCTGACTACACCGGCATTAACAAGGCTGGCAAGGTCGCCGATGTTGGTGGGGGCGATGACGTAGAGTACAGCGATATGCTCTCCACCATGCGCTCTCGCATGACAATGGCGGTGGATGCCTACAGTGAGAGCCGGGGCAATGAACTAGACGACCTGCGGTTTATGGCGGGTAGTCCAGACAACCAGTGGCAATGGCCTGCTGATGTACTGGCGACTCGCGGGGCCGTTCAGGGGCAGACCATCAACGCCCGTCCCTGCCTGACTATTAACAAGTTGCCGCAGCACGTGCGGCAAGTCACCAACGACCAGCGGTACAACAAGCCTAGCGGCAAAGTTATACCTGCGGATGACGTTGCTGACCCTGAGATGGCAGAGATATTCAACGGCATAGTGCGGCACATTGAGTACATCAGTGACGCTGACATTGCCTACGCAACTGCCTGCGAGAACCAAGTTACCTATGGTGAAGGCTACATTCGGGTACTGACTGAGTACTGCGACGAGAACAGCTTTGACCAAGAACTCAAGATAGGTCGTATCCGCAACTCATTCTCGGTCTACATGGACCCCGCCATCCAAGACCCATGCGGCGCGGATGCCCGGTGGTGCTTTGTTACTGACGATGTGCCCAAAGACGAGTACGAGCGCCTGTACCCAGACGCTGCGCCTATCAGTAGTTTGTTGTCCCTTGGGATTGGCGACCAAGACCTACAGCAATGGCTGCGCGATGACACAGTGCGGATTGCGGAGTACTTTTATCGGGAGTACAAGGCCGAGACACTGAACCTATACCCCAACAACATTACGGCGTTCAACAACACGCCTGATGACAAGCAACTCAAGATGCTTTACGGCAAGCCGTTAAAGACTCGGATTTCGCAGCGGGAAAAGGTTTGCTGGGTCAAGACCAACGGCTACGAGGTGCTGGAGAAGCGCGATTGGGCGGGTAAGTACATTCCCATCGTGCGGGTGGTGGGCAATGAGTTTGAGGTCAACGGACAGATTTATGTCTCTGGCTTGGTGCGAAACGCCAAGGATGCCCAGCGGATGTACAACTACTGGGTAAGCCAAGGAGCAGAGATGCTGGCCCT